GCTTAACATTAGAAATGACTGGTTCAAACAGTGATGATATGATTAAGAGACAATTCTCTTTAGGTTTCCAAGGTGGATTTGATGGAATGAGTCCTAATAGAGAAATCGCTTTAGGTTCTTCTATTTCAACTGGAAACTCACAAGGATTTGATTTAACTGACTCAACTAAGTTTGGTTCTAAGGCATATGCAAAAGCTGTAAATGCTGTATCAAATGCAGATGAGTATGATATTAATATGGTAGTAACACCAGGTATTGTAAGAAGACTACACCCTGCAGTTACAACTGATGTATTAGATATGGTTGAGGCTAGACAAGATTGTTTCTATATTTCTGATTTAACTGGAGTAAACGATACAATAACACAAGTAACATCTCAGGCTAATGCAATTGATTCAAACTATGTAGGTTCTTACTACCCTTGGGTTAAGACAGTAGACTCTAATACAAATAAACTAGTTTCAGTACCACCATCAGTATTGCTACCAGCAGTATACGCAGCAAATGATGCTATATCGGCAGAATGGTTTGCTCCTGCAGGTCTTAATAGAGGAGGTATTATTGGAGCAGTTAGTGTACTAAATAGATTGACACATTCTGAGAGAGATACTTTATATGAAAACAAAGTAAATCCTATTGCTACTTTCCCTGGACAAGGTATCGTTGCATTTGGACAAAAGACTTTACAAGATAAGGCTTCAGCATTAGATAGAATTAATGTAAGAAGATTATTAATCAACGTTAAGAAGTTTGTTGCATCTACATCTAGATTCTTAGTATTTGAACAAAATACGGCTCAGACAAGAGGTAGATTTATTAATACTGTACAACCTTATTTGGAAGGAATACAACAAAGACAAGGATTGTATGCATTTAAAGTAGTTATGGATGAGACTAACAACACACCTGATGTTGTTGATAGAAACATACTTGCTGGACAGATATTTTTACAACCGGCTAAGACGGCTGAATTCATTGTAATTGATTTCAACATCTTACCAACTGGAGCATCGTTCTCGGCATAAACAAAAAAAATGAATAACTAATATTTATTAGTATAAAAGGAAAAATAAAAAAATGGCAGAAGTATTAGAATTTAACCAAATGATGTTCACCAACTTCGAACCGAAGATGAAGAACAGGTATATAATGGAGATTGATGGAATTCAATCATACCTTATAAAAGCTGCAAGTAGACCTTCTATTAACTTTGAGACGGTGAAGTTAGACCACATCAATACTTATAGAAAACTACAAGGTAAAGGAGAATGGCAAGACATTACAATAACAATGTATGACCCAATCGTACCTTCAGGCGCTCAACAAGTAATGGAATGGGTAAGATTAGGATATGAATCTTTAACTGGTAGAAAAGGATACGCTGATTTCTACAAAAAGGATATCGATTTCTATATGTTAGGACCTGTTGGTGATAAAATCGAACAATGGAAGTTGAAAGGTGCATTTATTACATCTGCAAACTTTAATGATTTATCATTTGACTCTAATGACCCTGCTGATATCGAATTAACCCTTTCTTACGATTACGCAATATTAGAATTTTAAGATATTATTCACTACTATCTATATTTTGAAAAGGTTCTCTTAGTGAGAACCTTTTTTATTTTATAACTTTTCGTTTTCGATATACTTATATATACAACTAATAAAGGTTAAATATGAGCGAAAATAAATTTGAATTCCCAACTGAGGTAATTGATTTACCATCTAAAGGTTTGGGATACCCAGAAGGACATCCCCTAAAAAAAGGAAATATTGAAATTAAGTATATGACTGCAAGAGAAGAAGATATTCTTGCATCTCAATCCTTAATTAGAAAGGGTGTAGTATTAGATAAGTTGTTTGAATCAGTAGTTGTAGAACCAAACGTTAATATCAATGATATTTTAATTGGAGATAAAAACGCTATTCTATTAGCAACTAGAGTATTAGGTTATGGTGCAGAATACAAAGTAGAAATAACTGACCCATCTACATTAGAAGAGCAAGAAGTAACTATTGACTTATCTAAAGTAAAAACTAAAGATTTTAATGAGGAATTGCTAAATTCTGAAAATCTTTATAAATTTAAATTACCAAGAAGTGGAGCTGAATTAGAGTTCAAACTTCTAACACATGGTGATGAATTAGAAATTACAAAAGAAAACCAAGCATTGGCTAGATTATATAAAGGAAAGGGAGATAGTACATTTGATGTAACTACTCGTTTAAAGTATATGATTCAATCAGTAGATGGTAATAACGATAGAGGATATATTACTAAGTGGGTACAAAACTCATTCTTAGCATTAGATACCAAAGCATTTAGAAAATACGTTAAGGAAATCAGTCCAGATATGGATTTAAAGTTTAACTTCACTTCGGAGTTAACGGGTGAGGAGGAGGCACTCGATATTCCCTTTGGGGCCGGGTTTTTTTACCCTGCCGAGTAACTACTCAATTCAACTTCATGACCAAATTTGGGAAATGGTTAACTTTGGTAATGGTTTTACTTGGAGAGATGTTTACTTCATGCCAATACAATGGAGAAAGTTCTATTTCAAGAAGTTGATAGATTTAAAGAAAAAAGAATCAGACCAAATGAAAAAGGCTGAAAGACAATCAAAAGTAAGGGTTAGAAAATAATCCTTACTTTTTTTTTATCCAATATTTATAATAGTATAAAAGTATAAACACATTACTCATGTCAAAAAAAGAAACAAACGAAGGTTTATTCTCAGCATCCAAACGCTTTTCCGATGCATTCTTTGATGGTTTAAAGAATAACGCCACAAAAAGAATGTTATCTAAAGCTGAAAAACAGGGTGTACCTGTACCAATAATTCAAAAAATGAAAAATTTACAAAAGGAAAAAGATGAATTGGATACACTATTAGCAAAAATAGAGAAGCAAGCAAAATCTGCAAAAAAATAAAAATATAAATTAAAATGGCTCAATCCAAATTAGATTTATTGAATAAAATAAAGCAAGTTTCAATTGATATTGCATCAATTGAAAAGGATAGCGCCAAATCTCAAGAGGATAGAAATAAATTAATAGAAGCACAAGAACGTAAGGCTAAACGTTTGGGTGCAGAAATAAAAAAAATAAATAAAGAACAACTTGAATCTGCAAAAGGTATTGTATCTGCAATTGGGGAGCAGGAAGAAGGATTAAAATCTCTTACTGGAATATTAACTCCCATAAAAGATATTGAAGAAAGAAGAGTAAAAGCTTTAGGTGAATCCAATATAGCAAGTCAGCATAATATTGATACATTATCTAGAGCACAATCTATTAATGAAAAGATAGCAAATTTAACTTCAACTGATATAGTACAAAGACAGGCTCTAAATATGGAATTAGAGCAGGAATTGGGTTCATTAAAAGGTAGAGGTGCTGCATTAGATAGACAAAAAGGTCTTTTAATGGACTCTAATAAATTAGCTAACCAATATGCTGGATTAACAGAAAAACAACGAGCTTTTTTAGAAAAGCAACATGCAGTATATGATGGTATAAAAGATACAATCGGTGGGATATTAGAAACTGCATCATTACTTACATCAACTGTTGGTGGATTATTAGGTGGTGCACTTATTGGTGCTGGTATGGCTGGTAAAAAATTATTAGATACATCATATCAATTAGGAGGTTCCCTTACATCTACATCAAATATAGCAACAACATTATTTGGAACTGTATTTGAAGATGCAGTTGGAACTACTAAAAATCTTTCAAAAGAATTTGGTGGATTAAGTGATGTATCTTTAAAAACTCAATTCAGAACTAACGTAATAGCTAAAAACTTAGGTATTGGGGCTGGTGAAGCAGCATCCCTAACAGGTCAGTTTGCTCGTTTAAATGATGGTTCTGCAGAAACTGCACAAAATTTAATACAATCTACTAAAAACTTAGCACAACAAAATGGATTAGTTCCAGCTGATGTAATGGCTGATGTAGCTAATTCATCTGAAGAATTTGCACTATTTGGAAAAGAGGGTGGTACTAACATTGCTGAAGCTGCAATAGCTGCTGGTAAGTTGGGTGTTTCAATGGGACAGATTAGTGGTATTGCTGATAATCTTTTAGATTTCGAATCATCTATTAACGCTGAACTTGAGTTAGGGGCTATGTTAGGTAAAAATATCAACTTAGATAGAGCCAGAGCATTAGCAATGGAAGGTGATATGGGTGGTATGGTTAGAGAAACACTTTCAGCATTAGGTGGTATTGAACAATTCAACCAAATGGATTACTTCTCTAAAAAGAAAACTGCAGATTTATTAGGTGTATCAGTAGCTGAATTCCAAAAGATGGCAGCTAACGCTGATAAATTAGGTAAAAATGGAGAAATA